GCCTCCGAGATACCTGTCTTGATCTGGCAAACTATTGTTTGATGACGGTAATGGAATTGGATCGAAAGAATGGGGTAAAAAAACAGAGAATATTTGAGGATCAGGCGAAGAGTGAGAGTGCAAAAGATCACATTATTGTTGATGATCTGATGGATGGGATTAATGAAGCCATTGAAAAGGGCACCGTTGAGCTCGTAATACCTGATAAGTTGGAAAGAGAAAAGAAATCAATTGATGAGGGTAAGGTGATGGCTCTTTATAAGGCAAAGTGGTCACAGAAAAAGATTGCTGATGAGATGGGATGCTCACAGTCGAGGATTTCACAGATCATTCGGGCACATAAATAGATTGATAGGGGTGACAACAATGAATAAAGAACTATTAAACAAAGCAAATAATTTGATGCATGACATTGAAACAATAGAGAAGGTTATTGATGAGAGAGAAAATAGTCATCATTGGATTACAGTAATAGCACCGAATCATAAAGATAGTTATTATTCATGCAGGTTTATGGATGAATTAGCTGAGTGGATGAAAAAGAAAAGAGAAGAATATCAAAAAGAATTTGAACAGTTGAAATGAAATTGATGTGTCGAAATTTGTCGGACGAAAATGGTTCTTTGACAATTGAATATTGGTGGTGGATGAGATATTATTTCTCTATCAAATTACGAAAGGGGACAAATATATGCCAAGAACTGATTTTGTAGAGAAAACGATATTTAATATTGAGGGGTTCAATGTTAATTTTATGAAGAACGGGAAAAACCTTAGAGGTGAGGTGCAACAACCAAGTAATTATATTGCGAACAAAGCAAGTAAAAACACATATACAGTATCTCGTTTTATTGATAAGTTGAAAAAACAATATCCGGGATATGATTTTGAGGTATTAAAAGCGGATGGTGAGCCCGCAGATTCTCGTATGACGTTAGCAACAGTGAGAGATACATACAGTGAATGAAATATTCATCTAAAATAGATACCAACCATCAATATTCAATAACGAATAGGGGGTTGGTATTTTTTATTTGCAGGAAAGATATGCAGAGTTCCCATAATGGTATTGGAGCAGATTGCTAATCTGTCGGTCGTTAATTCGGCTTGTGGGTTCGAGTCCTGCACTCTGCGTTGTGTCAACACTTGTGCAGAAACCAATGTCGGCAATGGAAGAACAGAAACTAGCTGTTGGCATTATCAATTTACTCTCGGCAAACATCATTAGTGATGGTTCGAGAACGGTATAACAAAGTCCGTATGAACTGTACAAATACAGCAACAAAAGCAGTTCAAACCGTAAGTAGATGCTGTGAACTTGCGGTATCGGATAGTAGTTCAGTTGGGAGAATACTTAGTGCGCTAAGAGGTCATGGGTTCAAATCCTGTCTATCCGATTTATTTGGTCAATGGTATGCGGTTGATTTTAAGGAGGCTGTATGTGCATGACAATTATTGAATATGCAGAAAAATTAGGGTATAAACTTAATTCAGCGCAAATGATGCTTTTGAATAAAATTCAAGAAGCGAAAGAACGTGATCTGCAACTGTTTATCTGTTGTCCACCTCGGATGGGAAAAATGAAGATTGCAGATATAGTTGAAAAATACAATAAATAATACATTACCGGCTACAAACAGTTGTAGTCGCTAACCTGAAACAATTACAGGCAGATTTGCGAAGGCATCTCTGCTTTGATGGAGGTGTCTTTTTTATGTCAGAACAAAACAAGAAAATTATAGCAGGCCTGCATCGAAAAGACCTAACTAATATAAAATTTGCTAGCGCATTGCTTGATATGGCGATCGAGGAAAAGAAGGATGATTTGAATTTTGCATTGCAGCAGGCAAAGGAAGTACAGCAGATTGCGGCAAGGGAGAGTCGAAAGAAGAATAGCATTGAGTTCGCAACCCTGTATTGGAAAGCTACTCTGATGCTGGCACCGTATTTCTTTGAGGATTTTCTGTATTACATGGAAAAGGATCGGGCACCGGACAAGAGATTTTATATGCCACGCAGACGAACACTGAAAGTGGTAGTTGATGATTTGCAGGACTTGGAAGATGGCAAGTTGGATTTTTATGGGTTATCCATGCCCCCTCGTGTCGGCAAGTCCACAATATGCATTTTCTTCATGGCATGGGTCATGGGAAAGCGTCCCAATAGCCATAATGCGATGTCAGGACACAGTGGTATCTTGGCAGATGGATTTTATGGTGAAGCACTTAATCTTATGGAATTGGATGTACCGGAAGAAAAAAGACAGTATCATTTTCTGGATATATTCCCACAGACATTTTTGCAAAAGAAGTCAGCAGAAAAGAAAGAAGTGACTTTGAACGATCCGGATCGTTTTGCCACATTAACCTGTCGTGGTATTGATGGTACATGGACGGGTGCAGTTGATATTTCTTGGGACGGTTATCTGTATGTCGATGATATGGTCCGTGACAGGCAGGAGAGTTTGTCTCCGTCACGATTAGAGGGCAGATACCAGGATTATCTTAACTTGCTTGTTGATCGTAAGAATGACGGTACAAGAGAATTGATGGTAGGTACTAGATGGAATATTCTGGATCCGCTTGGCAAAGTAGAGAAACAGTACAAGGATAACCCACGATACCGTTTCAGAAAGATTCCAGCACTTAATGAGAATGGGGAGTCCAATTTTGTTTACGACTATGGCAAGGGATTTTCAACGGAATATTTCCTGAATGTGAAGAGTCGTTTGGATAAGAACGAATGGGAGGCGAAATATCAGCAACGCCCATTTGTGCGTGAGGGATTGCTTTTTGCAGAGGATGAATTGCAGACGTACAATGGCGTGTTACCGCCTGAGAGTAGTTTGATCCGTGTATTGGCTGCCTGTGATGTGGCTTGGGGCGGCGGTGACAGTCTGTCGATGCCGTTTGGGTACGAATATGATGACGGCTATATTTACATTCCGGATTGGATTTTTAACCGGGGGGATAAGACGGTAACACAGCCGATTGTGGTTGGAAAAACATTGTATCATAAACCGCAGATGGAACATTTTGAGGGAAATAACGGTGGTGATGAGTATGCGGACAAGATTGACGACATGCTCCAAAAGGAGGGATACAAATGCAGCATATCTTCCAGCAAGGCACCAAATACCATGAGCAAGCTGGCAAAGATCATTCAGTATGCACCAGATATAAAGAGAAGATGTAAATTCCTTGCGGCTAATAAGAGGGATAAAGAATATCATGATGCGATGGATGAGTTAAATATGTTTGTGCAGATTGGGAAGAACGATCATGATGATGCAGCAGATGGAATTACACAGTTAGTAATGCTTGCAAATGGGGCTACCATTTGTAAAGCGAATATATCACAGAGAACATTTTAGGAGGGGTTCATATGACGAAGGATATTTTGAAGCAGTATAGATTTTTATCGGAAGTGATCCGTAAGGACGAAGAGAAGCTGCAGCATTATAAAGATAATCCACCGGAGGCATATCTTGGAAAGGTGCAGTCTTCCAATAAGCAGTTTCCATATCAGAGAACCATGGTGACGGTGTGTGGCAGTGAGGTAAAGGACAGGAAATATTGGAAAGATAAACAGTATGAGTTGATCGTGAAACTGCATAATGAGCGTATCGAGCTGGAGAAGTTGCAGTTAGAGGTTGATATCTTCCTGACAACTATTTTTGATAGCAGGGATCGCTTGATCTTCGAGTATCTTTACCGGGACGGTATGACACAGCAGGAAGTGGCTGACAAGCTGTATATGGATCGGAGTACAGTGTCGAAGGTGGTTGATCGGTATTTAAATATTTGAGTAATAGTTGAATTTCAAAGAAGTACGTGATACTATAAATCTTGAAAAGGGGGACGATATAGTATGGGAGACATAAGACATAAAGTTAAATGGATGGTTGGTGGCGCTGTAATTGCGTCTGTATTTATATTATTTATATCACATTTTGGAATTTCAAATATAAATTCCATTGTGGTTAAAAATGATGGAATTGTAAAGTGTATAGATATAGGGATTTCTGCATTATCGATGTGGTCGATTTATTTTTTATACAGACAGATCAAATCTGAACACGAAAAGGGGAGAAGAGAAAAAGCTGCTGAATTATTATTATCGTGGACATTAAATGTAAAACCAGAAGCGAATAGTGCAATGAAAATTGTAGAATGTTTTAATAAGGAGCAGTGTGTTTCATTAAATAAAGAGGAAACATTTTCTGTTGATTGTATATTGTATAGTGAAATTGAGACAATAATTCCGAGCAAAAGGAAACCGGATATAGAAGAAAAAGATATGAAAGCACGGTGTGAAACTTGTAATGGCGACAGGAAATCCCAATGTGTACATGATATAGAGTTAACGGTTAAACAGGTAAAAAAATTAAGATACCTTATAATATCATATCTGAATCTTTTAGAATCAGTCCTAGTAGCATGGAAAAATGGTATTGCGGATAAGGATATTATAGAAGAGCAGTTTGCGTTTTTACTTAAACCAAAAGAAAATAAAAATTGTTTAGAAGATTTTAGAATTGCTTGTGGATCTGAGGTGGCTTATCCTGCAATTGAGACATTTTGCAGGACTTTAGAAGAAAAAAGACGGAACAAGTTGATTAAAAAGGATATAATTGAGTAAATAGGAGGACTGAAATGGAGTATAAAGTAGAATTATTTCAAAAAAATATTGACAGTGACAATAAAAGTGAATTTCAAGAATTATTAAATGTAAATGCGAGGGAAGGATGGAAATTAGAAAAAATAATACCTCAAATTGACAGTTACAGCGATTCATTTGAAGATGCATCAGGTTTTTCAGTTGATTGCTGTGCAAATATAGCAACTGATTCGATAGTGATGATTTTTTCTAAATAAAAACTTTTCACACAATTCACACTCAAATAATGCTAATTTGATAGTATGAAACAGTATCAAAGAGCCAGACGGTCTACAAACCGCCGCGGCTCTTTTTCTATGCATTTACATAATGCAATGCAGAAAGAGGTGGATTGTCGTGCAGTTTGGAAGAAAACAGATATTTACAGATGTAACGCAGATCACGAAGGATAATGTCATAAAAGTGCTTCAGGATGCCTTGATTGTACATGAGCAAAACCGCACAGCAATTAAGTTCCTGTTGGATTATGAGCGTGGTATTCAACCGATTGATGATCGAATCAAAGAGATTCGTCCGGAAATCAATATTAAGGTAAAGGACAATATGGCTGCGGAGATCACAGAGTTTAAGTTGGGATACGAATGGGGATCGCCAATCCGATATGTACAGCGAGCCAACAAGGGAATCCGGGAAAATAACAAAGATGCGGACAATGTCGGTATCGCAATGCTCAATGAGATGATGGAGGAAGAAAACAAGCCATCTGCAGATCAGGAGCTGGCGAGGTTTATTGAAATCTGTGGAGTTGGATATCGGCTGATTAAGGCAAAGCCGGATCAGTATCGGTTTGGAAGTTCGGTTGTGGATATTCTGACGTTAAATCCAATGAATACTTTTATCGTGTATTCCAATGATGTGTATCGCAGACCAATTATGGGCGTGTCATACATCACCGATCAGAATGGAAATTCTACCTATGGTTGTTATACAGAGGACACCTATTATGAGGTCGAAAATATTATCAAGATGACTAAAGAAAAGAAGCGTGCAAAGTGGTTTGTGTCCAATGGAAATGGGAGAAAGAATATACCGGCGGCAATCCCTATTGTTGAGTATATCAACGATTATGACCGAATGGGATGTTTTGAGCGTGTAATTTCGGAGATTGACGCCTTAAATATCGTAACATCGGACAGAGTGAATGATATTGTCCAGTGTGTGCAGTCATTGCTGTGGGTGCATAACGCGGAATTGCCAAAGGATGAGAATGGTAATTCCACCGTAAGAAACGGAGCATTAATCGAAACAAAGTCTACCGGCAATGGACATGATCCGAAAATGGCATATTTGTCGAAAGAAATGTCACAGGACGGGATCCAAACACTGATACAGAATTTTATTGATCGCATCCACGAAAAAACGAATGTGCCGGGACGGCAGGAGCAGGGCGGTGGTTCTACCGGATCGGCAATGAATTTATCAAACGGATGGCAGGCAGCGGAGCTTTCTGCATTGAAAAAGTCACAGTTGACTAAGAAGTCAGAGAAAGAATGTATTCGCATTATGTTGGAGATTTTCAACAATGATGTGGATGTGCCGGAAGAGGTGCGAAATTTGAAACTCGCAGATATTGAACCGAAGTTTGATAGAAACAGGACCTACGATCTGGCAACGAAAGTCAATTCCTGGGCAACTTTGATTCAGAACGGCGCTGATCTGCTCAAGGCAACAGAGCTGGCAGGCTTTACGACCGATGCACAGCAGTTTGTGCTGGACAGCGAGGAAATGGTCAATAAGCTTTTGGAAAGTAAATTGAAAGGATCAGAGCCTGTGGATACAGCATCGGAAGGTAAGGTTAATGATTCGGACGAACAGACAACAATGGATGGAAAGAATATGCCGGATATGTCAGATCAGCCGCAGGCAACTCCATTTGCCAATGCGTAGAGTGGAGGGATGAACGATGGGCTTAACAAATTTTGATGAGTTAAATACTCTTTCAACGACCGAAACAACCAAGGACGATCGACACAAAGCCACCCGGAAGAAAATACCGATTCATGATTATTTTGAAAATATGCAGATCAGTGAGGAAGAGAAAGAAAAGCGTGTCCGTTTAGCAAATTTGCTGCTGGCGGATGTGCTTTTTTTATTTGCCTTGTCAAAACGAAACCAGGATAAACAGTATCTTTCAGAAGCATTTCAAAAGAGATACTTATCATCGGTGCAAAAGGTGGCAGAGCCGGATCAGAAAATGCAGCGATATATCCGGAAGGTGTGTGACAGTATTGTAGACACAACCTTAAAAGGTGGATCATTGACTACCAGCAAAGCGAATAAACCACAGGATCCCTATGTGGTTTCTGTGGATCGAGCCACCAATGTAGCGGAGAATGAAGCTAATGCTATTTTGAATGGGGATGAATACATTACTGCTGTGAAAAATGGCTGTACTAAGAAGAGGTGGAAGTCCTACCGGGATGAGAGAGTCAGGGCAGATCATGCGGATGTAGATGGACAGGTTGTCGATATCAGCCGCCCGTTTCGTGTTGGAAAATATATGATGATGTATCCGAAGGACGATTCTTTGGGAGCGGGTTTGGAAGAGATTGTGAACTGCCGGTGCTCGGTGGAGTATTTGCAGGATGACAAGCGGATATTAAAAGATGACGTAAAAAATGATAAAGATCAAGGCAAAGGTGAACAGACACTTTTTGTGGATGTTACAGAGGAATATTTGGAGCTTGGTAAAAAACTGGTGGGAACAGTGAGCGATGAGGAGGAATATGAAAAAGAAGGCAATACATATTCGGTAGATGGGAAAAATGTTGTTTTAGATTATTCAGAAAGTGAAAGGAGAATTGCACAGAGTTTGGCGGATTTACTTGGTGCAGATGTAAAAATGATTCCAAGAGTGTTGTATCCGCAAAAAGTATCAACGCCAGATATTTTTATAAATAATGAGCCGTATGATATAAAGGAGCCTATAGGACAGGGAAAAGCAGTTATATATAATATGGTTTCAAAGAAGAAAAGACAGGCTAACAATTTTGTTATTGATATTACAAAATGTCCATTGACAGTGGAAGAAATATGTGGACAGATTACGGACGTGTATCGTTCAAGTCATACAAAATTTATAGATAAGATAATTTTATCTAAAGATGGAAATATTCTCAATATTTATAAAAGAAGTAAAAAAGAGGAGTAGATGGCCTCGCCCAAATATGGGGGCAAGGTATCCACTCCTCAAAGATATCTTTTAGATATACTATCATTATATGGAGTAGATGTCAAATATATGTATGGCAAAAACAGACTTTCACACAATTCACATTTCCAATGTGTTATATTTTGTATAAGGAGAAATCCGAAAATTTAATATGATCAATGAAAGGCGTTTACCTCACAACTGAGATAAGCGTCTTTTTGTTGTGCGCTAGAGAAAGCGCAATACAAATTTCGCGGACAATCAGAAATCAGAGAAGATTTTAAAACGCAATGATGATCAGAGAAGATCTGAAAACGCAGAAATGAGGTAGTGATATGAGAAAGAAAGAGTTTATCCCGATGAATTTACAGTTATTTGCAGAGCCTCCTGCAGGCGGTGACGGTGATGCCGGAGATACATCTGCGACAGGCGGAAAGTCTGGCGAAGGATCAAACAAAGATGATCCGGATGCTGGCGATGACGATGTCAGTCTTGCAGAACAGGTGGCACAGCTTAAGGTGCAGAATGCAAAACTGAAAAAGGCAAATGATAAGGCAACCAGCGAAGCGGCAAGCTACAAAAAGCAGTTGCGTGAAAAGCAGACTGCGGAGGAGATTGCTTTGCAGGAAAAGGCAGAGAAAGAAGCCGAGAGGGAGGAACAGTTTCAGAAGCTGCTTCGTGAAAATACAATTACAAAGTTTGAGAAGAATTTCCTTACACTTGGATATCCTGCGGATCTGGCTGCAAAGGCAGCGACAGCACAGTGTGATAACGACACTGATGAGCTTTTCAGCATTCAGCAGACTTTTATCGAGGAAAAGGAAAAAACAATGAAAGCTGATTGGATGAAGTCTATGCCGAATCCACCAGCTGGAAACTCAGATGATGATGAAGATGCTTTTTTGAAAGGTTTCAACATGTAAACAAAGATTTGAAAAGTGAGGTATGATTATGGCAGTAAATTATGCAAGCAAATATTCACAGAATGTAGATGAGAGATTTTCTACAGGCTCCTTGACTAATGGAATTGTAAACGGTGAGTTTGACTGGATCGGAGTGTCCACGGTTAATGTGTATTCCATTCCAACATCAGCAATGAATGATTATTCATTGTCTGGTACAAATCGTTATGGTACGCCGGAGGAACTTGGTAACGAGACTCAGGAAATGACTCTCAAACAGGATCGTTCTTTTACTTTTACGATCGATCGCAAGAATTATGATGACACAATGATGGTGATGGAAGCTGGAAAGGCTTTACGCCGTCAGATTGATGAGGTTGTCATTCCGGAAGTAGATACATATCGTATTTCAACATTGGTTGCTGGTGCACCGGTAGCAAATGTAAAAACGCTTGCGACTACTAAGGAAAACGCTTATGAAGAGTTTTTGGCAGTGCAGGGCATTTTGGATGATAATGAAGCTCCACAGTTTGGACGAGTGGTATTGTGCACACCTGCATACTACAATAAGATCAAGCTGGATGAGTCGTTCACCAAAAAAGGTGATATGGCTACACAAATTGCAATTACCGGCATTGTAGGTGATATTGATGGGGTACCTGTTATTAAGGCTCCTACGAATAGATTCCCTAAAAATGTTGATTTTATCATTACGAATGCGATCGTTATGCCATCGCCAGTTAAATTGCAAGAGTACAAGATCCATACAGATGCACCTGGTATCTCTGGTTGGCTTGTAGAAGGTCGTGTCAGATATGATGCTTTTGTATTAAAAGAGAAGGCATGTGCAATTGGTGTTCATAAGAGCGCAGAGTAGGAGGCGGAAATATGTACAAAGTTGAAAAAGATGGAATGACCAATGAGGTTGAAAGTAAGGTGCAGTTAGAGGCATTTATCAACAGCGGATGGAAACAGCTGAAAGAGGAAAATGTGGTTGTTGAGAATGTGGCAGAGGATAAGAAATCAGGCAGAAAGCCAAAGGCTGCTACAGAGGAAAAGGAGTAGATTATGACTGATGAAGAGAAGGATGTCCTGACAGAAGAAACGCTGATCAATGAGATTCTGTCGGAATTGAAAATTGAATTGGAAGTAGAATCTGAGCAGGATATTCTTCTCTTGCAGTCAAAGATCAAGGGGGCTGTGCGGGAGGTAAAGCAGAAACGCAATTATGCAGGACGCTACACGGAGGAATATGTGGTCAACGATCTGCAGAATTACTTTTCCAATATCAAAAATCTTGCCATGTACGATTATGGCATGATTGGTGGCGAGTTCCAGAAGTCCAATTCGGATAATGGAATTTCCGTCAGCATGGAAAGTAGAGACAGTATTTTTGCGGGTATTGTGTCGATTGCACAGGTCTATTAGAGAATCAAGTGGTACGCTTGGCGATTCCTTAGAATCTCTCCTTATGTCAAGCAGGGCGGTATCTATGTGGAGGCTGGGAGCGATACCAATTATGGGGAGAGATGTTTATGCGAAAGCAGTTAAAGAGAAATAAGCGCAAAATGTATTATGCGCTGTATGATAAGCAGATGCCGGTAGGCGATGACGTGCTGGAGTGTAAAGCCGGATACAAGAAGCCAGTGGCATTCCGGGCAAGCCTTAGTACGGGACAGAGCAATGCGCAGGAGAATCCATTTGGAACATCGGTGGACTATGATCGAATTATCTGCAGTACAGATATGAGTCTGCCAATCACGGAAACAACGCTTTTATGGATTGGAAAGGAGCCGTCATATCTTGATGATGGTTCTGTGGATCCGTCCAGTGCAAACTATAAGGTGGCGGCACATCCGTTGGATGGAATGCAAAGTCTGCGTATTGCCGTGAAGCTGATTGCACAGAGTGTTGTGGAAGATATGGAACAGGAGACAGAGAACACTACAGAAGAGCCGGGGCGGGATTCGAGTAGTGATTTAGAGGATTGGTAAAGGAGAGATTGAAAATGAAGAAGTTATTTATTAGTCAGCCTATGAATGGAAAGACGGAAGAGGAAATTCTTGCAGTAAGGAAGAAAGCTATCGAAAGTGCAGAAGTTGTGCTTAATGAGGATGTTGAAGTTATTGAATCATATTTTGAGGACTATAACCCAGACAAAGGGTGTGTACCTTTGAAGTACCTTGCAAAGTCATTGGAATTACTGGCTGATGCAGATGTGGCATATTTTGATAGAGGCTGGGAGAGTGCAAGAGGTTGCCGTATTGAAAATCAGTGTGCTATTGAGTATGGTATTGATACGATAGAAGATTATACAAATGGTTCTTTGGAACAGGGATATAACTTCGGTACTGCTCTTGAAATTTTGAAACATGGTGGTAAGGTTGCCCGTGAGGGTTGGAATGGCAAGAAACAGTACATTCAGTTGGCAACAGGCATCTCTTATTCGTTACCAGATGGAGAGATTGTAAATTGTGAGCATGATGCAATTGGTAATAAAGCAATTGCTTTTGTCGGAACATCTGGTGTGCAGATGGGATGGCTTGCATCACAGGCTGATATGCTTGCAGAGGATTGGGTTGTTGTAAAGTAGGTGATTGCCATGCCAACACAAATAAATTTCACCTACGACAGCCTATCATCTATTGACGCTGCCATTAAAGAAATGCAGGCATATCAGGAACAGCTTACAAATAAATGTCGTATTCTTTCTCAGCGTGTGGCGGAGATTGGTGTGGAGATTGCCAGAGTGAACATCGCGGACTTTGACGCAATCTACAGCGGTGAGCTGTTATCAAGTATTCGTGCAGAGTACAGTGGTTCTGTGCCGGATGGTGCAAGCTGGCTTGTGATCACGGATTGTCCGTGGGCGGCATATGTGGAGTTTGGTACAGGCGTCGTAGGTCAGGAATCCCCACATCCGGATACTTCCATTGTGGGGTGGAAATATGATATGAATCAGCATGGCGATATGGGTTGGTATTATTTTAAGGATGGCGAATGGCATTGGACAAAGGGAATGCCAAGCCGTCCTTTTTTGTACCAGACCGGTATGGATCTGCGGGAAAGAATAGAGGAGATAGCGAGGGAGGTGTTTGCCGGTGCTTAGCGTATGGAACAAGGTTAATAAGCGTATGATGCAGAGGCTGAAAACAGATCCGGATGCACCGTATCCGAAGTTGTATCTGACTTCTACGGATTCATCCAGTGCACCGACACAGTTTCCGTGTTTGTATATCAAATCGCTTGGAGAACCCACAGCAGGCAGAGACTTCCAGAATACGCAGTGCTACATCACATCCACGATCGAGTTACATGCGTATTCGGCAGCATCGCCAAATGGATCGCAGACAGAAGCGAGAAAGATCATGGATGCGGCAGGAAATGTGATGCTTAGCATGGGGTATGATCTGATTGCTGGTCCGTACCCAGATAACCGGGAGTATTTCCGGATCATTGCAAGATTTCGCAGGATTGTAGGGGACGGCGATGAGTTGTAAAAAATAAATATGGAATAAGAAGATCATTGATCTTTTTATGATAGAAACAGTAAATGAAAGGACTTCGAGATTTCGGGGTTCTTTTTGTTTTCCAAAAAGGAGGAAAAGCAGATGGATTTATCTACGATAGGAGTGAAATTTGGATGGGCTGTTGAGGAGACAGCTGGAACCAAGCCAAAGGCATTTACTTGGATCAAGCGATGCAGCAAGATTGCCGGGATCAATGTCACTAAAGATAAGATCGATGTATCCTGTTTTGAGGATAAGATCAAACAGTACATTGCTGGTGTTGGTGATACTGGTGGAGACTGGAATCTTAACTTCAACGGATCGAAAGATTTTGTTACGGCTTGGGATGCATTACTGGATGCATCTTTGGAAGGTAAGGCGGCAGGAAAAGCTACATGGGCAGACATTTACATCCCTGGCTTTGGTTCTTATTTTCTTAAGTTTGAACCGGGAGAGATTCCTATGCCGGATTTAGAACCTGGTAGTAAATTGGATATCCAGATTTCCAATGTCATCAATGAGTACGATGGACTTGGAGAATCTATTGAGCCAGTGGCAGCCTAAGCAGTTGCTAGAGCAACATGATATTTTTTTGAGGGGGGACAAATCAGTGTCCCCTTTCATGAGAAAGAAAAGGAGAGATTTGATATGAACATTACAGTGAATGGTAAAGAGTATATTTTGGAATATACATTTGAAGCAGCAGAGTGTCATGAGTGTATTGATGCAGCAATGGATATTTTTGGCGGCATGATGACGGCAAAGATTGACAGTAAACATTCGGAAGAGATGCAGGTGAGAGATTTTCTGATGAGTCTTTCAGATCTACCAAGAATGGCAATGGACATGTTTTATGCTGGTTTACTGGAAAATCACGGAACGGGCCCAGATGGAGACGGAACAATTACAAGTCGTGCAGATGCGAGATGTTTGTATAAACAGTTTTGCAAGGAAAATCCTGAAGATGAAAGAGCAACATCTTACTATGCTCTTTGTACTTCTATTGCAGAGCAGATGGAGAAAGATGGTTTTTTCAAGCGAACCGGAATGGAAGACATTCTGGAGAATATGGAGAGTCTGGTCAAGAGCAAACAGAAGAAACAGCCGAAGAAACCGATGGATCATCAGCGGAAGAAGCCAACCAAAGCGCAGAAAGCAGCAATGGAAGCGAGAGCGGAGGGCAAAGAAAACGATTTTCAGAGCTGATTTGGGAAGAATTTCTGCCAAAAGCTTTGCTGTATGGCTGTCCGTATGACCTGTTTTGGCACCTGAATCCTACCAAGCTGACGGCATTTCGTAAAGCATACGAAGAGAGATTGCAGCAGAAGGAAGATGCAATGTGGCGAAATGGTCTGTACACAATGCGTGCCATCAATGCTTGCTTTGGAGGGAAATACCCTGAGAAGCCGCTTTTTGAAGTTGGAGAAAGCAAGGAATCCTCCGAACGACAAGAGCATGATGGTTATACTGAACAAGAAATTAAAGAAGCTAGAGAAGCTTTGGTCATGCAATTACAAATCATGGAAGGACAGCAGCGGAGAGCAAAGCGTAAAAAAGAGTTATTTGATCATTAAGTGGAGAGCAGCCCAATGTGGGTTGCTCTCTTTTCTTTTACCGTAGGAGGTGCAGAATGGCAGCAATAGACAGTTTGAACATAAAGGTGGATGCGTCTGCTCGAAGTGCCAACGAACAGTTGGATAAGCTTGTAAAGAAGATGATGGAGTTACGCCGTACATTGGGCGGTCTTAATGCCAATGAACTTAACGCATTTGCGAGCGGTATGAGCCATTTTACCAAAGCAGCACAGGCATTGAGTGGTGTGAAAACTTCTGATTTTACCAAGCTTGCAAAAGGCTTGGATAAGTTGGCAGATGCTAGAAAGTTGGAGAATACAGTACAATCTGTGGAAAAGTCAGCGGGCTCTTTGCAGGAATCTGTATCAATGGCACAAAAGGCACTGGGCTCCGGACTAAAATTTGATAGTAAGGGTATTCAGAATGTAAAGAAATCTGTCCAGTCCTTGGCAAATGAATTTTCTAGTGCAGGTACCGGTAATGCATTATCTAACAATTTGTCAGAAATTGAGAAAGAGGCAGATAAACTACGCAACAAACTGGATCAATTAAGTGAAAAAGAGCAGAAAGCGTTAGCAGTTGGAAATTCGTCACCAGAGAATAAAACATTCCGTAGTTTACAGTATGATATAGCTGTTTCTTTGAATAAATTATCAGAATTGGAACAGAAGATCTCACAGATGAAAACTCACAAGGTGCAGGATTTAGCATCCATTCCTATCATTGCTCGGATGCTGAAAACGGATTTTCCGAAACAAAAGCTGTGGCCAAAACAATGCTAAATACGGGACGTGTGCCAAAAAGTGCTAAATATTCGGTAGATGCTTCGGCAGAGTCTTTGAAAGAGTCGCTAGAACAGGTGAATCGTGCAGAAAGTGCAGTACAAGGCTTTGCGGGAAAAATAGCAGAGGCGAAAGCTCAGCTTGCAAGTATTGAAAAAAGTGGGAAGAGTTTAGGAACTGATGAGTGGGATGAGGCATATATTGCATTACAGAAAGTAGTTAAAGAAGCCAAAGTATACAAAGCTGCCTTAAATGAGAGGGCAAATGGATTAGAGACAGATATTAAATCAACGGACAGCTTAGATGTAAAACTCCAAAAATTAAAAGTAGATCTCAAACAACTTAAAGCAGATGGTTTTGGATTTGGTGACAAGGCTTTTGATAATACTTACAAGGAAATCTTAAAGACCGATGGTGCTTTGAAAAAGTATAAGGCAGATTTGAAAGAATCTGTTGGAGGTGAACAGAGTCTTAGTACATTCGATAGAGTGAAACAGGGGTTTCATTCTATTTGGACAGAATCTCAACAGGCAGGAAATTCTGCATCTAGTTTTGGTAGTAAGTTGAGAAATCTTATGTCCTCATTGCGTGGAAATGCTGTGTCTGCGTTTGGAAGTCGTCTCAAAGCGTTGATCCCAATCTTTCATGGGACTACTAGCTCTACGGGAAATCTGATCAGCAAATTGGCTAAGCTGTATGTTGGATTCCGCTCTCTTCGAGGGATTGGTGAATATTTGCGTGGTGCCGTAGAATCATCTATGGATTACATTGAAGAATTTAATTATTTTGATACCACAATGGGGAAGATTGCTTCTGAATGGGGCAAGGAATACAAGAAATATGGTTACCAAAATGCAGAGGAATACGGAGAATCCTTTAAAAATCGTTTGACGCAAACAATGGGGAAAATGACCGGGTTTCAGATTGAAAACGATGGAACTTTGTCTGATCTTGGAAAAAAGAATCTTGGACTGGATCCGACACAAATGACCAACTATGCTGCCAGTGTAGCGCAGGTGACAAATTCAGTTGGAATGACAGGAGAAGCATCTGTGGTAACATCCGAAGCTTTATCTATGCTTGCCGGAGATATGTCTTCCTTCAAAAATCTTGATATGGATACAGTTATGAATAACTTTTCATCGGGATTACTGGGGCAGTCTAGGGCATTGTATAAGTTTGGTATTGATACATCAAATGCAACATTAAAACAGTATGCCCTTGCAAATGGAATCAAAAAGAATGTTTCGGCTATGTCACAGTCGGAAAAAATGCAGCTTCGTATGTTGGCTATTTTGGATCAATCCAAGGTATCATGGGGAGACCTTGCAAAAACCATTAATTCGCCATCAAATCAGTTACGCTTATTGAATAATAATTTTAGATCGTTATCGAGAACAATAGGTGCTATAGTGTTGCCTGCAGTGGCAAAGATACTGCCATATATCAATGGACTGGTTATTGCCATTCGCAGACTTTTTGAGTGGACAGCATCCATGCTTGGAGTCGATTTAAGTAAAGTGATTGGCTCTTCCGGGGGTGGCTATTCAGATGCTTTTGATGGACTGGAAGATTCTGCTGACGATGCTAAGGATGCCGTTGATGATACATCAGATTCTGTTAAGAAACTGTCCAAGCAGCTCATGGGATTTGACGAGCTTAATGTGATCAATACTAATTCTGATAATACAAAAAAGGATGATGATAAGAATAGTAAGCCTATCGATCTTACCAGTCAATTGTCTAACGCTTTAGCTGATTACAAGACTGTTTGGGATAAGGCTTATAAAAATATGACTAATGATGCAGAAAAATTTGCCAATAAGTTGACTAAGTTATTTAAAAAAGCTTGGAAGTCGGGGAATGGTACAGACATTGGCTCTGCCATTGCTGGCTGGCTCAATAAGGGGATTTCATGGGTCAACGACAATGTGGACCAGTTTGCAAAAGGGGCGAAAAAGGTTGCCAAATTGCTTGCAACTGCTATCAATGGGTTTGTAGCTAAACTTGATTGGGCAGGACTTGGTAGTGCTATTGGAAAATCCATGAAAGCGGCAATTGAAGCAGAAACAACATTCTTTTCGACAGTAAATTGGTTGAATCTTGGCAAAGCTATTGCCACAACACTTAATGCTTGGATCGATACCGGTGTTATTCAATCGTATCTCAAGGGCACGGCCACCAAAATAAGAGCAGCTATTGAACTGGCTTTCGGAGCTATAAAAACATTTCATTTCAGTAGTCTTGGCACTGCCTTGGGACAGGGGATTAATGATGCGTTTGCTGTCATGAATAAAGTCAACAAAAAAACTGGATTAAATGGTTGGCAGGAGCTTGGTCAGACTATTTCTGGGGGAATTTCTGGAATCCTTACATCCATCTCAACGGCACTGAATACTGTGAAATGGGATAGTGTGGGGCAAGCAATTGCAACTGCAATTGGTTCTATTGATTTTAAAGGAATTGTGTGGAATCTTAGGGATGTTGCCATAAAAATATTAGGGGCACTTGCGGAAGCGATAAAAGGTGCTTTTGCACAATCTCCAGTCGAAACAGCAATTGTTACTGCGTTAGGTTTTATTAAGCTTTCAACGCTTACCACAAAATCAATGGAGAAGGCAGCAACTAAAATATTGAAAGTGCTTGGTATTTCCTTAGAAAAAGATGAGACAGCATTAACAGTATTAGGCGGCAAAATAAAAGGTGCTATAGAAATAGCATTAGGCAAAGTGAAGGACTTCGGAATGAATTATGTCAAGCCATTGGCGGGGAAAATAATGGGTAAAATTGCAACTGCAGTTGGAGCTGAAACAGCTACAGTGAGTGGAATCGCAAGTGCAATTGGAACTGGAATTACAACTGCCTTTGCACAAGTTCCAGCGCTTATGACAGGAAGTCTTTCTGGGCTAGCGACCGCAGGCGCAGCGGCAACAGCGGCAACAGTGGCAACAACGCTTGTAGCAGCAGTAGCGGCGGTTGGTATTGGTGCAAAGATTGGAAAATCCATCGGCGATGAACTTGTTTCTGAAGATATGAAACAATATCAGGTTGATTGGAAGTTTTCAGATTTTATTCATTTTACCGATGATGATTGGTCAGATTTCTGGTCAGCGTTTGCTGATTGGTGGGTAGATGTGCAGGATTGGTGGGGAAATAAGGCATTAGTGATTAAAACAACTTTTGGAGATTGGAAAAAGAGTATTTCCGGTTGGTGGAACGGTGTTAAAGCTTGGTGGGGTGATAAGTATGTGACTCTTAAAGCTGCCGTACAGGAAAAAGTAGATGGGGCGTTGAACAAGGTAAAAGGTGCTTGGAACGCTATTAAGGACAAAGTATCTACATTGACAGCAGATGCCAAGGAAAAGGCAGCAGGGGCATTAGCAGCACTTAAATCCAGTTGGACGGCCATTAAGGATAGCAAAGCTGTTAAGACACTTGAGCAAACAGGCAAGGATATCATTGATAAGGCGAAGAAGTCTTGGGATGCTATCAAATCTGGACAGGCAACAAAGACCTTGAAGGAGAAAGGTAAGAGCGCAATCGAAAAGGTGTCTAAGATTTGGAATAAAATCAAGGACAGAGAAGTAACCCAGACTCTCAAGCAGGAAGGTACGAAAGCATTTAATAAAGTCAAAAAAGCTTGGGATAGCTTGAATGATAAGAAAATTTCAGTCAGTCTCATTACGGATGCTGTGAAAAGTGGAATAAAATTGATTATTGATTGGATCAATAAGTATATTATCGGTGCGATCAATAAGATCAAGGTTTCGATTCCTAAGTGGGTTCCTAAAATTGGAGGTAAAGATTTTGGTTTTAACTTAAAAACGATAGCAATGCCTAAATTTGCCACGGGTGGATTCCCGGAGCAGGGCCAGTACTTTTTGGCACGAGAGAAAGGACCGGAGCTTGTAGGTACGATTGGAAATAAGACTGCTGTAGCCAACAACAATCAAATTGTACAATCCGTGTCAGATGGCGTATTTAATGCTCTTAATCCTGTGCTTACTCAAGTGTGCAATGCTATCAACTCTATGGGTAATGGATCAAGTGGACAACCTTTGTATGTGGAGGGAGTATCAGATGGAGATATCGTGCGTATAACCACCAAGGCGAATACCGATCATAAAAATCGATTCGGAAAACCGCTGTATATATAAGGGGATGGCATACACAACCGAGAAGAGAATGTATGTTCGCCTTTCGGTTGACTTTTTAATTTCTTAATGCTACACTATATCTATAATATAAAATGTTATAGATATAGTGTAGCATATTAATAGATAAGTAAAATAACATGAGTGATCAACATGGTAATGAATAACCATGTTTTTTTCATAAAGTGTTAGACACGGGGTTATATAAAGTTTTTTGAAAGAGGTGATATGCATGAGAAGTGCTTTGGATATTGCAAGGTATGTTATTTGGTATTGTGGTCGGCATGGTTTTGCTATTAGTAATTTAAAACTTCAGAAAATGTTATATTTTATACAGGCAGAATTTTTGGTTGAAACAGGGTCGCCTTGTTTTTTCGAAGACATAGAGGCGTGGGATTTTGGACCAGTTGTTCCAGAGGTTTATAGAGAATATAAAATATTTGGAAGTTCAGATATTCCTACATTTATTGTTAATAGAAGAGTTTCATTAAGAAGCAATGAAATGGATTTAATAAATGGAATGGTCGATGAATGTTCCCAATATACGGCATCGCAATTGGTTGAAATCACGCATAGTCAAGAACCATGGAGAGTTGCATATAACAGAGGTAGAAACAGAGTAATAAGTAATGACTCAATTAGAGAATATTTTAGCGATATATGAGGATGATTATATGATAAGAATAGATCCAGAAAAAGGAAATAATAAAGGAACAGCACAACATGAATTGAATCAAGATATCTACTCGGAGATGTCTAGTCAGATGTTTAATATTTGCGAACAATTGTCTGGTAAATGGAGCAATGATGTTGATAAAAAAAGTGAAAATGTAGTGCGTGATTTGGAAGAATATTTGAAAAAGCATGAAAGGATATTATATTCTTCAATATCAAATTATATATTTGGATTATATGGAGATGATTTATCTGATGAGTTCGGTGATGAAAAAATAGGAAATATGCAAACAAATATTACAAGTGTTTCTCGGTATGCATATGGAGACAAGTTTAAGTCTTTTATCGATTCTAAAACTGAAATAGAAAAAAGATTATTAAAAAAAATACCAGCAATTACTCTAAAATTGTTGGATCATATTAACTTGGCTTGTCAGCAGTGCAGTTCTCTTAAGCAAACGGATGAGGAATATAAGGAAAAATTTGATAAAAGCATAGTTCCATTTAAAGATAAATTACAAAAAGAGATGAATGCTCAATTATTGACGCTTGTAGGTATATTTACAGCCCTTTCTTTTTTGTTGTTTGGTGGAATAAGCTCTTTGGAAAATATATTTGCTGGAATACAAACTACTTCAATTTTTAAGTTAATTATTTTAGGTTGCATATGGGGATTATGTTTAGTAAATTTGATTTTTGTTTTTTTATTTTGTGTGGCGAAAATGACAAATTTACCATTTGCATCAACGAATAAGGATGGAACTACAATATTTAAAAAATATCCTATATTTTGGTGGACCAATTATATCTTGGTGTCGATATTTATTATTGCAACAATGCTGTTATATTTCCAAAAAAATCAAATGCTAGAATGGATTTATAAAAAATGCGCGGAAATACCGGCTTTAGTTTGCTTCGCAAGTTTTGTATTGATATTTGTTATTATGGTTGCCGTTGAGCGTTTTTTGCAAAAGGCATGCAATGAAAAGGAATATTGATAGTTTCACACAATTCACATTTTAGTCATGTTATATTGTTATCAGAGATTTAAGGCACTCACCAAATGGTGGGTGTCTTTTTTGTGTGCAAAATAAGGAGGATGGTTGAATCATGGCTTATTCCGCATCTAAGGGATTGCTTGCTTTGCCGATAGATTATAGCAAAAGTAGTGGCTATACCTATCAGAAGCTATCGTACAAATACATACAGCCTAATGGTGCGTTGACTATTACACCTAATCAGATGCAGGATCTTGATTCTTACGTAAATGGTGACGGCTATTTGAAGCGTAAGGTGTTGAAACACAGCCGTACAAAGATTGAGTGGAACACGCCATATTTGACTTATGAGGATAAATGTAAATTGATCTTGGCAATACGAAAGGGGTATAAGCAGGGGGATGGTGACTACTCTTCTCGAACTATTCGTGCAAGGTACTACAACGACTGGGAAGATGATTACTCCACGGGTAAGTTCTATATGCCTGATGTACAGTTTCAATATGGCGGGTTGTATCACGGAGCACCAATGTATTTGCCGATCCGTTTGGCGTTGATTGAGCATTAGGAGGATGATTGTAATGATTGAATTGACTGAACAGCAAAAAAGAGCGTTCTACTCGCAAGGGTATTTTAATCGATACAAAATGTATTTTCCGGATCTTGATTTAACGATCGATAATGAAACAATCCACACAGAATCTGTGAAGATTGAAGAGAGTATTTGCAGTAATGAAGATTTAACGCTTGGTGGCTGCATTGCATCTTCGTGCGAATTTGAGGTGTCAGAGATCTTGCAGAATGATCTTAGTGGTATGGAGTTTATGTCTACGTTGGAGACAGTGGACGAAGAAGGCAATGCTGTGGCAGAGATCCCAATGGGAAAGTATCGTGTTTATTCTGTAGGAATGGTGGACGATAGGGACTATAAGAGAGTTGTGGCATATGATGCGATGCACAATGCTTCTGCTAGTATATCTGATTGGTATGAGGGATTATTTCCGGTGATCTCATCGAACGCGGTCACCAAGACCGATGATAATGGCACCGAGATCACGGTAATAGTGAAAAACTATGGGACGACTACGCTTAAAGCAATGCGCGAATCATTGTTGCAGCACTTAGGGATCCCGTATGAAGAGCAGTCATTAATCAACGATGACATGATCATCAGCAAAAGTCTGCAGCCATCGGGAGACAATTGCACCGGATTAATGATGCTCAAGTGGATGTGCGAGATCCACGGCGGTTTTGGCCGAATGAATCGTAATGGCAGATTTGAGGTAACGACCTTGCAATCTTCCGGGCTGTACCCGGATGAAGATCGGTACCCGGATGTAGACCTGTATCCGGAGAATGGCAATGCATCCTCAGTTGCGCTTGGCATTTCGGACGAGGAACCGAGAGCAGAGTACATAACGGCAAAATTTGAGGAATACATGACAAAATACATTACCGGCATCAATGTACGTACAGAGGACGATGATGTTGGATGCACAGTCGGAACAACGGAAAATCCGTATATCATTTCCGGAAATGCTTTGCTATTTGGAAAGACGGCCGCAGAACTAAAACCAATAGCCGAGAATATTCTGAACGTAATCAAGGATATTATTTACCGCCCAAACACAACGGAGTTGATCGGTCTGCCATATGTAGAGGTTGGAGATGTATATTCGGTCGAAAAAGAAGATGTGGTGGAGTCTTATGTACTAAGCCGCACACTGTCCGGCATTCAGTTATTAAGGGATACCTACGAGGCAAAAGGCAGTGAAACACGATCCAATAACGTGAGCGATTCTTCGGAGTTGATCCGGACGAAAGCCAAGATCCTAAAGATTCAAAAGGATATTGATGGCGTGCGGATTGAGATGTCAGATCTGGAAGAGGAGACATCATCACAGTACGAGCAGACCAACAACAAAATAGTGCTTAAGGTAACGGACAAGGGCAATCTCGTACAAGTCAGCTTAGGATCTGACCCGGAAAAAGGTACAGAGTTTAAGGTGGGAGCCAACAATATCGAACTGTCGGCGGACGAGGTTATTGAACTGTTATCGGGCGGAACGATAAATTTGTCTGCCGGTAATGGAATAACCATTGAGGCCCCGAATTTTCAGTTGAGCAAAGAAATCATCAAGATACTGACTAAGAATTTTACGTTAGACGAAGAGGGCAACGTAACAGCGGCTAACATTACGATCACTGGCGGCAGTATCAAAATTGTATCAGACAGCAATGAGCCTTTGATCGAGATGCAATATGGTACTGGTGATAATATGGTTACGGCCGGATTGTCACCAGAAGGCGTGTATTATACTTCTGTAACGGACACATGGGAAGAACGCAGCACCAGTGGTTTGATGACAAAGTATCGCACAGCAGTCAGTACGGAGCATAAAAACGGAACATGGCAGACAAACATGATAAAACAGCATACATTTGGCGATGCGCAGGACTGGGAGACAATCGAAGAGTACCCTGCGGCAGAAATTGCTTACCATGCTGTAAGTGGCAAGGAGATAAATCGCTTTTACAGCGCGCAGGTGAGCAGTTATTTCGCCGCTACGGCACCATTTTTTGACGCTGTTGATCTATGGAAAATTGATGCGATCAATTGGGTTATGGCGAATGGATTTACCATAAATGATGCCTATACATCATGCTTTAAGCTGGCAGACGGCGTGGTGCATCTTGCCATGGATGTGAGAGGTACGATTCCGGCCGGTAAATGGACAACGGTAGCGATGTTCCTGCCGGATGTATTTGCAGGATTCAACATTGCACCGGTAACGGCAAATGTCAAGCAAACGGTCATGTATCCCATCTTGACTTCGCAGTCCGGAGCTGGAGCACAGGCGGTGGCACGGTTGACCTTGATCGGACCGGAGGTTGCCATAGAAATATATCAGTATGGGACAGCGGCAGCAGATTGGGCGCAGATAACGATGGACTACTGCATCGAATTGAAGGAGGGTGATTAACGTGTACGAAAAAGTAACGCATGATCCGATCGGATGGAAAAACAAGCGTGTAGGGGGTACTAGCTTATCCGCGGAGAACCTCAACAAAATGGACGAGGACATCACCAAGATAGCAACGCAACTGGACAATGCCTACCAAGATTTATCGGGCAAGATCGAAGAAACGTCAATGCTGGTAGATACTATCAATGGGGAGGTGATCTAGTGGGAACCCTAAAAGAAAAGCTAAGCTATCTGTCGGAGACGAAAGAAGCAATTAAGCAGGCTCTTATCAAGCAACAGGTTACGGTGACGGATGAAGATACGTTTCGGAGCTATGCAGATAAGATAGCCGGAATAGAGGGTGGCGGCGGGGGCAGTAAGGTTATAAGTACAATGCCGGCAAGTAACGCTGGAAGTATCAATACTAACAATATGATCGAAATATGTTCAAGCGATGGTGCAAATTATTCGAGTGAGATCGAAATACAAAACATCACGGCTAACAGGTTTTTTGCAAACGCAGAGGAAGCACAGGGTTATGCGTTTGCAAACTCGATATACAGCGATGATAGGCAGCCATGGCGAGCTTTTGACGGAAACACATCGACATTGTGGTCGACTGAAAGCACGGACAACCAGGACGGAAAGTATTTAGGTTACAACTTCCACGATGTGGTGTATGAGGCAATAATCAGTTTGACGCTAAGCACGGATAACGCAGGAACACCTAAATTTAAGATACAAGGATGCGAGAGCGCTACCATAGATGAGAACTCAGTTTGGGAAGATGTATCTGACGTGGTGGAATTAGGTTCCTATGAATCTACGCAAACACGAACCTATAGTGTAACCAATGGAAAAGGATATTGCGCATTCCGTGTGCTGTTGCTTGCAGGTGGTAGGCAAGGAAGTACATATGGATGGGCGATATACGAAATGAGCATAAAAGGTAAAGAAATGGAGGGATAATATGCTGACTAATAACTTTTATCTTGCAGTAGCAGGGAGACTTGCAAATTATACAGAATTAAATAGGTATGACATGGTAAAGACAGATGGAAAGAAAGTGACAGATAAATCTTCCTACGTGGATACAGACAACTTCAATCCATATCAGTATGGAAACATGGCATATACAGCAGATAGAGATCAATTAACAGGCACAGGAAGTCCAGCAATAGGGATCATTATAGGTGATGGAACTACTCCGCCAACTGTTGATGACTATAAGCTGGAAAATCAAATAACAGATGGATTTGGCTGTGTCGCTTCATATCCGTCTGACATGAACCAAGTTTATAAGAGCCGGGGCATGATCATATGCGCCAGCATCACGAACAATCAAGCTGACGATCTAGTGATCAAAGAGATTGGATATATCAGATCACAAAGTACGTATTGGACATGCCTATATGACCGCACGGTACTGGAAGAACCGATCACAATTGCACCAAACGAAACGAAAACTATAGAATATAGGCTTAAAATGCCACAGCCGTAAGGCAGAAAGGAAGGTACATTATGGACAAATTACAAATCTACGCAGCCCAGCTTGGGCTGTCAACAATGGCGGCGGCAATCGCTTCGAAATGTGGATTGCTTGGATGGATGCTAGTGGCGGTAGCTGCAGCAATGGTCATTGATTTTCTGGCCGGCATGGCTGCCAGTGCCAAAGAGGCAGTGGAACACCCGGACGATGATAAGTACGGATGGAGCAGCAGAAAGGGAATGATCGGTATTTTCAAAAAGTTCGGTTACATATTGGTGATCGTGGCGTCGATGATCTTGGATTTCCTGATCTATAAGCTGTCGGGTGTCTTATCGGTCACGCTGCCGATGACGATGTTTTTTTCCACGTTGGTGACGGCGTGGTTTATCCTGAACGAATGCCTGAGCATCACGGAGAATGCCGGCCGGATGGGAGTAAAGGTACCTGCATTTCTGACAAAAGTGATTGCTGTCCTGAAGGGAACAGTGGAACATGAAGGGAATATATTGAAGGAAGATACAGAAATGGAGGAAACAGACTATGAAGAAAGAACATGACGTTAGAATTGACAGAGCGAAGCTGCACCCTTGGCTGGATTATAAATTGACGGTGCTGCTGAAAAAGTGTGCAAAAAAGAAAATATATTTGATCATCACAGAAGGATTTCGGACGAAGAAATATCAAGATCAGTTGTATGCTAAAGGACGTACAAAGCCGGGCAAGGTAGTAACGAACGCAAAAGGAAGCACATACTCTAGTCAGCATATGTGGGGCATTGCGTTTGATATTGCGATTCAGTACAAAAAGGATCTGTATGATATTAACACGATCAAGAAAGTAGCAAAAATTGCTAAAGGTATCGGACTTGGTTGGGGTGGAGATTGGAAATCCATTGTCGATACGCCACATTTCTACTTGCCAAAATGGGGTAGCACGGCAACGGAATTGAAAAGAACTTATAAAACACCGGAAATGTTCAAAAAATCATGGACAAAGAGGGTGGTAAGAGATAAAGGACTGCTGCTCTGGAAAGCCACAAGTAAATTGACCGGTAGCTATTTGCGAATTCCAAAGGGGGCAAAAGTTGAAGTTCTTTTTGTGAGTTCCAAATCCTGGTATGCTAAAGTACGATACAAGGGAAAAGTAGGTCACGTAAACAAAAAGTTTATAGAATAAACAAGGTTTATATGATAAAATAGGTTTGTTACCGCCTCCTAGATTGGTACGGAAGGGAGGTGAACTGCGTGGAATATATCATTTCTCTTATTGTCACTGTTGCGGCTGGTGTAATTTGCCATTACATCATCAAATGGTTGGACGGTGACAAATAGTCGGTAGCCAGCCTGTGGAATTAAGCCTTTCCACACCAAAAAATAGGAATAGAAAACCCCGGTGCTGGAACACCGGGGTTTTTGTTTTGAAGTCGAACTGCATGGACTTCTCATTTCTCTTTGCCTATTGGCATTATAGCATATGCAAAATTCAAATACAATATACAAAAATTAGATATTGGTCAATTTTTCTGAATTTCCCCTATACTATTCTAATTATTCTATTCTTATCTATACTTAATCTATACTATACTAATCTAATCTACTTATGAGACCTAAAAGTAACCATTTGACAACCAATCTGTAACCAAAGATTCTAATTATGTATTTTGACGTATTTCATTTTTATTGTAAATACAGTATCTTTAGTGCCAGTAAGTGCTCTAGTCATTTCCTCCGGCTTTTCTATAGTCCCATATACAGTGATTATATCATTGGAAAGCAATTTAGGCGTTTTAGCTGCACGCTCGTCAAATACTACATACTCATCATCTGCATATATATCATATCCACTATAGGAATAGCATCTCAAAAATCCCTGCGTGAACAAACCATCTTCGGAAATTTGGTTTATTTGGCATTTGAGTTTGATTTTTTTGCCAACGTATTTGTTTGGATTGCGCATTACCTTTTTGTAGTTATATGTTTTACATGCATTTATGAATTTTGCCTTTTTTGCTTTAGCAGCTTTCTTTTCCTTAGCCTTAATCTGCTTCGGTGATAATGTTGGCTTAGCCTTCGCTGCCTTTTTAGGCTTTGCCTTTTGCTTAGATTTTGCCTCTTGCTTGGGCTTTGAATTTGTCTTGCTTTTTTGTGAGTCTTTTTTGACTGCTGGTGTGTTAGTAACTTTGTTGGACACGGATGTACTATTTGTATTTTTAGTATCAGAATCTTTATCCGAATTACCGCATTGATATAGTAATGCACATACTAAGAAAAATATTATAATAGACCATAGGCATCCATGTTTCTTTTTCTTTGGGACATTATTGATATTTTGAACCCCGGCACTCTGAAATCCATTATTAGTTGGTTGAACCGGTGGAGTTTGTTGGATTTCTACCCTTATTCTGCAATTATCGCAATATGCGAAATCCTTAAATATGGGATTTCCGTTTATGTCAGTTCCACATGCTTCTTGACCAAAACGCATTTCTTGATTACATTTTTTACATTTCATTGTGATTCCTCCTTATTTTTGCAATCGTAACTCAATTAATTTTTTTTCATAACCAGTTAAACGACTTAGTTGATTGATGGTATAATCTTTGTATTCGTATAGCATATCATCAGTAAGTAATAGATTCATAGCAAATGTGTTGGCTTCAATTTCCCTTTTGGAATTAAGTAACAGTGTTTGATTCCGGATGAAGTAGCAGTTTACTTTGCGATGCATGATAGCATGTCCAAGTTCGTGTGCCATAACAAGAGTTCTATCGTGATCTGATAAATCTTCGCTTAAGAATATGCATCTATGGTTTTTAAGGAACATATAGCATCCTTCAAATCCAAGTTTTCCTGTTTGAACAATTATTCCAAGAGCATCGGCTATTTCAAAGGGATTTGTTGTATCAAATTTTTTGATATAGTAGCTTACAAGTTTCTTTATATCCTTTTTCAATAAAATCACCCTAATCCTTTATTTCTTGTTTTTATTTGGATTGTACTTCTCCTTGTTTATTACTTTTAATTGTGTAAGCATAGATTCCAACTGTATCTTAAACAACTCTGCTGATTCAGGAGATAGTTCCTGACCATCGAAAGTTGCAGGACCATCCTCACCGGACTGTAATTTGTGCATAATGTTATCTAGGTCTTTGGCTATATCCTTTTTGTCTCTGGAATTGAGTTCGGTTGTATTGCCTGACAAACCTGATTCTAATGTTTTATGTTTTACAATTTCCTGTTTTAGATACTCATTTGCCAAAGGATCATCTTCTGAAGAATTTAACATTATTTTCATGACTGGGTTGTTTTCATATTCAGAATCACTCCACCCCATGATATAGGATGGGTTACAATTGAATATTTCTGCCATATTTGCGATAGTGGAGCGTTTTATATTTATAACTCTTCCATTTTCATATTTGGCTATTGCAGATTTTTGCAGACCGAGTAATTCTGCGAGTTGTTCCTGTGATAACCCTCTTTTAATACGTAGTTCTTTTATTCTTTGAGCCATTAAGTCATTGTTATCTTCTGACATTTTGAACACCTTCTTTCTTGTTGGAGTGTCTTAATTTTACTACATTATTTTACAAGTTGCAATATATTTATAAAAAAGTGTCTTAAAAATCGCAAAAAGTTGTTGACATATAAAAAAGGGTGTGCTAGTATTTAGGTGTCCTGAAAAGACACAACGGGAAGGAGGAATAAAGTTGAACAAGAATATGCTTGAGTCCGTAATGAAGCTTCATGGAGATACAGGTGGAATGTTGGCTGAGCACTTACACATTGCACGCAGTACATTCTCGGCTAAAATTAATGAGACAAATGGTGCAGAATTTACACAGAAAGAAATTCGCATTATTAAAGAAAAGTATGATTTATCAGCAAAGCAAATAGACAAAATTTTTTTTGACTAAAGGTGTCTTAAAAAGACACTATTGGAGAGGAGGACGATAATGAATGAGATAGAAACTGCTACTATAACTTCTATGGAAGTTGCAGAAATGACTGGAAAAACTCACTATAATTTGTTGAGAAGTATCGCATCTTATGAGAAACATTTTAGCCAACTCAATTTTGAATTGGCTGAATATTTTAATTTATCTACATATTTAGACGAACAGGAAAAAGAGCGAAAATGCTATAACATTACCAAGAAAGGATGCGAGTTCATTGCTCATAAAATGACAGGAATTAAGGGGACGGAGTTCACTGTAAAGTATATTGAGCGTTTCCACGAAATGGAACAGGCAATCAGCCAGCAGGAAGTGTTAGAGCAGAAGCAGGAGAAAAAGAGCTTATCGCAGTGGACTCCAGAAGAAATTGTTGACTGGAAGTTGAACGATCTGCATAAAAGATTGCAAAAGATTGAAAGGCAAGATGAAGAAAAGCCGAAGATTGGACGGATACAACGATTGGTACCCCAAAAGAAAACTTGGTATGATCGCAACAAATCACGAATATGGTGCATCACACGCAGCAGGAATATGGAACTCAAAGAGTTGTATCACATCATTTTAGAAGAGTGCGGAAGATACTACAATGTGGATGGTGCGGTAGACGAATACCGCAGAGAAAACGGAAGAACGATGGTATATCCTATGGATATTGTGGAGGAGTACAGGGAATTGCAGGACATAGCAGATCAGGTATTGGATTACTTTGAGAGGTAGGTGACAAATGATCAAATTAGCAAATAGAGTAAAAAACTTTTTTCATAAGCACTTTGTGAAACATGAAGTCCATTGGGTTCCAAGCACCACGATTATATGCTTGAATTCAGACGGGAGAAAGATATTGCAGATAACAAAGACATTTGCAGATGGAGAAGTAGTTCAGAGAAATTATCAAATAAAATGTTTGTTAGATGAAGGACTGCAAATAACGGCAGAAACGCTTGAGATGGAGAAAATGTTATTTGGTGAACCTACAAAGACAGAACAGTAATGAAAGGATATGGACATGCTTGATTTGTTTCGTAAAATACGATTTAAATTATCGAAGCGAATTTTCTCATTAAATACATCACTATTGGTGACATATGAATTCAAGGGAGAGAAAATTTTGCATATTTCACAATTTGGAAAAGATGGAATTCGTTGCGAAAAGAAATACCAAATCGAGCATCTGTTGGATGATAACTTGCAGGTTACGAAACAGACGCTCGAAATGGAAAAACAAATTTTTCAGAAACCTATTGTTCGTTAATAAGCGACCAATAAGATTCGCCACAATTAGGACATTTTGGCAAAGTTTGATTATCAGATTCAATAATCTCAATGTGTGGTTTTGTAGAGTTACACATTGTGCACATATATGTACCTTTCTTTACTTTGTCATATGTACCAAAATATCCTTCTAGTTTTGGCATTAATCCCACAATAGCACCCCCTATCATTTTTGATATGGTGATTATAACACAGAAAGAGGTGATTTGATTCAGTGAATGAAGTAAAGATTTTTGAAAATTCAGAGTTTGGAGCAATCCGAACGGTAACGGTTAATGATGAGCCTATGTTTTGTCTGGCTGATGTCTGCAAAGCACTAGAAATTACGCATGTCACAGATGTAAAGAAAAGACTGAAAAAAGATGGGGTCGGTACTGCCGAGGTCACTGACAGCATTGGAAGAACACAAAGAGCGACTTTTGTCAATGAGAGTAATCTTTACAAGACAATTTTTCAGAGTAGAAAAGAGAGCGCAGAAAAATTTACTGATTGGGTGACATCAGAAGTGCTTCCATCAATCCGCAAGAACGGTGGCTACATAGCAGGTCAGGAGAATATGTCTGATGATGAACTGATGGCGAAGGCTCTTATGGTGGCACAGAATAAAATTGCTGAGAGAGATAAACAGATTGAACGCATGAAGCCAAAAGAAATATTTGCCGATGCGGTATCAGCAAGCCATACATCAATCCTTGTCGGAGATATGGCAAAGCTGCTGAAACAGAATGGGGTTGAAATAGGTCAGAAGCGATTATTCGAGTGGTTGCGTGAAAACGGTTATCTGATCAAGCGAAAAGGCTCTGATTGGAATATGCCGACGCAAAAGTCGATGGAAATGGGGCTTTTTGATATTAAGGAAAGTACCGTCAACAGCCCGGATGGATCTGTTCGCATCAGCCGGACTACAAAAGTGACCGGTAAGGGGCAGCAGTATTTTATCAATAAATTTTTAATCAAACAGGAAAGGAGGGCGGTTATATGTTAATGGATGAAATGACATTAGAAGAGGCGTTGGAGTTACATGCTATTGGATTTGAGATTACTCTGAGAGCAGGACAAGTTGCAGAAATCAAGGAAAGAGAGGATTAGCCATGTTAAATGTGACAAGCGATAAGGGGATTTTTGATATTACCAAAAAGGAAATCACAATTCCATTGTCGGAGTACACGGATTTAATCGCAAAAGAGGCGATGTTGTCTCAAATAAGACATGCAGTCTCTAAGGAATCTGGAGACTACGGAACTATCGGCATTGTCAAAGCAATTTTGCAGATTGATGATCCAGAAGACAAAAAATAGGCCCATAGGTATTGCAGTACCGATGAGCCAAAAACAAAGGACTATAAAAGTCCATCACATACAAGTGCATTGTAGCACGGAAAAGGAGAGATTGCAAAGTGAAGATTTTATTGAAGAAGTTACATATGGAGAACTTCAAGAAAACGAAGGATCAGACGATTGACTTCGGCCATATAACTAAGATCAGCGGGCAGAATGCGGTTGGAAAAAGTACGGTGGCGGATGCGTTTATGTGGTGTTTGTTCAATAAGAACAGCTTAGGAGAAGCTAAGTTTCAGGTGCGCCCATTGGATGCCTTTGGTAACCCGATTGATCATGTGGATATTAAAGTTGTCGTAACGCTAGATGTTGATGGTAGAGAGTTCGAATTATCCAAGACACAGAAACAGAATTGGGTGAAAAAAAGGGGGACTTTAGAAGCAACATTGCAGGGCAATGACAATCTTTATGAAATTGATGGCGTTCCAAAGAAAGAAAAGGATTTCAAAACATTTGTGTCAGACATTATCAATGAAGATCTTTTTCAACTGCTGACGAATCCACAGGCTTTTGTAAGCAAGAAATGGAAAGAGCAGCGTGAAGAATTAATGAAGATGATACCGGGTGTAGATAACGATACAGTGATCGCATCCAACCCAGATGTGTTGTCGGAGTTAAATCTGGCGTTGTCGCTACACACTCCGGAAGATCTGCAGGCTAAAGCTAAAAAGGCATTATCAGAGTACAAGAAAAAGCAGACTGAGATTCCGGCAAGAGTTGATGAGGTCAGAAAGTCAATGACAGATATTGATGTGGCAGAATTGGAGTTACAGCGTAACAGTTTGAAAGAGCAGATTGCTACTGTAGAAGAATCCGAGGCGGATATGACAGCACAATACGAGGCACACCAGAAAGCGACTGATGATCTGATGGATCTCAAATTTTCTCTTTCGGATGTGGAGCGCAAGGCAAATGAGAGGAATGTTGCAAAAAAGAATTCATTCAGCGATGAATTAGCGCAATATGAAAATGACATCACTTCTTGCAAACGCAGAATGGAAATATGTGATCAGAACATCAGAGATGCCGATGGAACGATTTCGGCTTATGAGAAAAAGCGTGCGGAAATGCACGAAAAGTGGATTGCGGAAAAGGAAAAGGTATACTCTGACACATTGGCATTTGACGAAAAAGAAACGGTTTGTCCATTGTGTGGGCAAAGCTACCCGGCAGATAAAATTGCACAGATCAAGGCAGAATTTGAAGAGAAAAAGGTTGCATTGAAAGCAAATTGGGAAAAGGAACACACCGATGCATTGGAGCGCATTGTAGCAGACGGCAATCGTTATAAAGATTTAATTTCCCGAACGCAGGAAAAAATTGTGGATCTGCGCACCAATCAGGAAAAGATTAAAGTCAATTTGCAAAGTGCAGAAACAGAACGAGACCGGGTGATAAAACTGCTTAAATCTTTACCAGACAAGGTTGATTGCTCAGCAAATGCAGAGTATCAGAAACTGCAGGAACAGATTGCATTAAAGGAAGAGTATTTATCTAAAATGAACAGCGGTGCAGAGATTAGACAGCAGCTGAAAATCAAAAAGAATGGTTTGATGGATGAACTTGCTATCGTGGAAAAGCAGATCGCATCAGCAGATAATTCTGCCAAAGAGGAACGCATCGAAGAGTTAGAGGCAGAAATGCGTGAGATTGCTCAAAGTGTGGTAGAGTGTTGCGAGTGTATGGTCAATGGCGTCCCTTATTCTGCGCTTAATACCGGGCATCGTATTGTAGCCGGATTGGATATTATCCATGCATTGTCTGTTATGCATGATGTGACCGCACCAATTTTTGTGGATAATGCCGAGGCCGTGAATGATTATAACATTCCAGAGATGGAGGGGCAGCTTGTATTGCTGCAGGTGACTGATGACAAAGAATTAAAAGTGGAAAGAGAGGACATGCGGAATGATTAAAGTAACTATTGAAGCGGATGGAGAGGAAAAGAAGATTTTAACAGGAGAAATGCTTAATATGGCAGTATTGGGAGAAGATGGTTGTAAAATTGCGATGGTAAGTCAGCCTACAAAACGAGGAATTAGTTCTAATAATTTTATTCAATCATTGCAGAAGTTAGTGCAATGCTCCATTAAGTCTTTTGCACAGGGGGACAAAACAATGGAGTCCATACTTAAAGTGTGCTTTGCAGAAGCGATGATAGAACGTCCTGATAGTATGAAAGACACTAAGGAAGAGGAGCAGGACAGTAAAAAAGATGTAGAACATCGTGGACTTGATATTCTGCTCGAAATTTTGAGAAAGGTGGTTGAAGAATGATGGCGGCAGAGATTGTGGAAAAGAAAGAAACAAAGGTAGCAGTAAAGCATGACACAGAACTTAGCAAAGGGATTTGGGGAAGTTCCGATAACTGGTTAATGGCTGGGCAGATGGCGAAAGCTCTTTCCTGCAGTACGATCGTACCAAAGGATTATCAGGGAAACGAAGCAAATGCATTGGTTGCCATCGACATTGCCAATAGATTACAGACCAGTCCATTGATGGTTATGCAGAACTTGTATGTGGTCCAGGGCAGACCGAGCTGGTCAGCGCAGTTCCTGATTGCATCTGTAAATGGAAGTGGCAAGTATGACATGGAATTGCAATATGACGAAAAGAATGACAAAAACGGAAAGCCGTATTCCTGTCAGTGTTGGACGATGAAAGATGGAAGGAAAGTAACTGGTCCGGTCATTGATATGGAAATGGCAAAGGCAGAAGGATGGACTACAAAGAGCATGAGTAAATGGAAGACTATGCCGCAGATCATGCTTCGATACAGAGCTGCTTCATTCTTTGCCCGTATGAATTGTCCAGAACTTACACTTGGTTTCTACACACAGGAAGAGGTCATTGACGGAGATTTTAAGGAATATCCGGCGGAAGAGATGCGGCAGAGTGTGGAAGATGAGATAAAGGCAAATGCCAATACAGAGGATTTTGAGGAGGTTGTTCCGAAGCAGGAAGAAGGCACTGCTGTAACTGAGACTATAGAGGAAGAAGTTCCGGATTTTATGAAGGGTTAGGTTGCTCATATGAAACTGAAGTGTTTGGGTAGCGGTAGCAGCGGAAACTGTTATCTGCTTATTGCTAGCAATGGAGAAACGCTGATCATAGATCCGGGGATACCAATCAAGGAAATTAAGAAAGCCTTAAACTGGAATATTTCGTGTGTGGTGGGTGCTGTGTGCACTCATCATCATACGGATCACGCGAAATCTGTTAAGGATCTGGAGCAGATGGGGATCCCGGTGCTTAAGCCATATGAGAGCTCAAAAAAGATAAGCGTTGATGGTGCAGGATGGACGATACAATATTTTGAATTGACGGATAAGAATAGAAGATTTATGCACACAAACACCGATGGATCGGAGTGTCCTTGCTATGGATTTCTGATTTCACATCCGGAGATGGGACGATTGCTATATATCACAGATACGGAGTTGATCAAGTGGCGCTTCTACGATATCCATCAGATATTGGTGGAAGCAAATTATTCCAAAAAGATCATACAAGAAGATGATCCGAACTATGAGCATGTATGCCGTGGACACATGGAGCTAGAAACAACATTGGAGTTTCTAAAGGTAAACAAAAGCATGGATCTTCGGAATGTAGTACTGTTGCATCTGAGCAATGATAATTCCGATGCAGAGTTGTTTGCCGCCAGAGCAAAGGAAGTTGTAGGAATGGCAGATGTTTATGTGGCTGACAGGAGGCTGGAAGTTGAACTGAATAAGGAACCATTTTAGTGTTCTTTGGAAAAAATTTGAAGAGGAGATAAATATGTCGGAAATGGAGACACATATTGGAATGCTTGAAAAAATACCAATTGAGCATGGAATGACTGTAGAAGAAAAAGCAGAGGAAATTTGTAAAAATAGATTTGGTATTACGGAATTGGAGACGTATTACGATGATTGGATAGAGCGTTTACAGGACTTGAATGATGAGGAATTTGTTATTTATTCCGATTGTATATACCATGTGATTTCTGATAAAGAAATTTCTGGTGGCGATATTTTCAATGCAGAAAAGAACTTAGATGGAACAATTAGTTATGTATTAAGTTATTACAATGGTGGATGTGGATTTGTAGAAGCTATAGAGACAGCATTAGAAAGGATAGGTGGTGAGTAATGAACAAAGTAATTTTAATGGGGCGTCTGACCCGTGATCCAGAGATTAGATATGCCAACAATGAGAATAACACATGTATTGCCAACTATACATTGGCTGTGGACCGCAGGTTCAAGCGTCAGGGAGATGAGCAGACTGCAGATTTCATTAACTGTGTGGTTTTTGGCAGAGGGGCTGAGTTTGCAGAGAATTATCTTCATCAGGGCACTAAGATCATAGCTGAGGGTCGCATTCAGACAGGAAGCTATACCAACAAAGATGGACAACGTGTCTATACTACAGATGTTGTAGTGGAAAATCAGGAATTTGCGGAGAGCAAAGCAGCATCTGCGCAGAATGGTAATCAAAATGCGTCTGCGCCAACAAGACCAAATGTGGCACAGAACGATAGCGATGGGTTTATGAACATTCCGGATGCTATTGAAGAGGAGTTACCATTTGCAACCAATTAATGACCGAAATGTCATAAAACTAGGAATCGAATCAGAGCGCTTTGAGATAGTAACAGTTGACACAGCATATGACAAGAAAGGAAAGAGAATATGGAAATCAGTTTACAAGAGTTAGCTGGCGGTGCTTTACAGGAGAAAGTAAATCAGGCGTTTGAAAAGGTTATGCAAAATATGCAGGATCCAAACACGCCATGGAAAAACAAAAGAAAAATCACCGTTGGGATAACATTTGCACAGAATGAGGATCGCACTGACTGCACCTGTGATATTTCGGTGGATACAAAACTTGCAGCGGTTAAGCCGGTGAGCACCAAATTTTGTACGCAGAAAGATTTGGCAACTGGTGAGATTTATGCCCAGGAATATGGACCGGGAATCAGAGGACAGATGTCTTTTGCGGATGTGGATCAAAACATGGTAGAGATTAATGGAAACATGGTTGATACAGAAACGGGAGAAATCAAAGAAGATGGTGTAATTGATCTTAGAGGAGCAAAGCAGGCGTAAAGAAAGAAGGTAGGTAAAAATGATTAAAGAAGCATTACAGTATGTCGTTGGTTTAAGCAAAACCAACATAACAGATATTGATGGGAAAAAGTATGCGGACAAGCCGTTGATTCGCATGGACTACGCCCCAAAGGCTAAGGCGATTAAGATGACCACTCTTAGAAGTTTAGTCGATTATATCAAGTCAAAAGCTGATACTATGAGTGATCAGATGATAGTCCATGTAGTGAGTCCTACGCAGGTTAATTTGTTTTCAAATTTGGATTCTGATCGGATTCGCGAGTGTATGGTAGAGGTTCATGCGGAACTTCCAGAGTTTCCGTTTAACAAATTTGTTGACCATGAAGATTTTATCATTGGTGTGCAGGCAAAGTTTATTCCGAATAATGATTCTGATTTGCTTTTGAAGTTTGCTGGAACAGTAGAGGGTGGAACGATTGCTGACTATGGAGATGACGGAGTATCGCAGAAAGCTACAGTTAAGACAGGACTTGCATCCAAGAGTGACGCAATAATTCCAAGTCCGGTTACTTTAAAGCCATATCGAACTTTTACAGAGGTAGAACAGCCTGAAAGCCAGTTCGTTTTTCGCATGAAGGAAGACAAATATGATGGAGTACAGTGTGCGTTATTCGAAGCAGATGGTGGAGCATGGAAATTGCATGCAATGGAATCCATCCAAGAATATCTTGAGGAGCAGTTAAAGGGTGTCGATGGTTTCACAATCATTTCGTAGGCTTACATTGTTCACAGAAAAAGGGGCAGGCTTCTGCCTGCTCCGGTATGATGAAAGGAGAAGCAATGATCATATTGGAAGATATGGGGCAGAAAGAGGAAAAACACACAGTTAAAAATCAATGGTTTTATGAGAACGGTATTGATGTGGTGCGTGTACCGCTGCCGGTGGGAGATTATGTTATAGCAAATGACAAGGCTATAAATGTGTTGGAGCGCAAAGAACAACGCAATATTAAGCCAAAAAAAATGGACTTCTTGGGTACATATTCTACGGCTGTGGACACGAAAGAGAACATAGGTGAGATTGTTAATAACATATGCGGCAAGTCGCATGATCGATTTCGTGATGAATGTATTTTGGCTCAAAATAACGATGTGCAGCTATATATATTAGTAGAAAACGAAGATGGAGTAGCTTGTATTGGAGATTTATACCGTTGGCAGAATCCGAGATTGTACAGATACAATAAAATTAAATATATGCATGGTCTTGGAAAATGGCAGCACATTAAATTGCCAAAGAGACCTCCGACAAAGGGAGAGACACTCGCAAAGGCGATGCTTACAATGGAACAAGAATATGGTGTGCATTTTCTTTTTTGCCATCCAAATGAGGCAGGAGCAAAGGTAGTTGAATTGTTGGAGGGTGGTTGTGATGATGACAGAAGAACAAAAGCTGTTGGTTGAAAATAACCATAACCTGATTTATTTTATGATCCACAAAATGAATGAATCAGTAGAAGAATATTATGATCTGGCTGCGATTGCACTTTGCAAGGCTGCTATAAGTTATCAATCAGATAACGGATCTTTCTCAAATTATGCCTGCAGATGCATCAGAAACGAAATTCTATTGGATCACAGGGCAAGAATGATGCCCAAGCGTTGGATGAATGAATATTTGATCAGTTATGATGCCCCGTCGGTTGTTCAAAATGAAGATGGGGAAGAGAGCATTCTTCTTGATCAGCTTAAGTCTTTTGAATCTGTGGAAAACGAGGCGTTAAGCAGAATTATGTATTTGGAAGTCGTGGCAGAATTAGGGAAGACAGACAGCAAGGTACTGAAATTTTTTGAAATGGGTCTTAAGCAACGGGAAATCGCTGAAATAATGGGAGTGACTCAGGCAAATGTTTCCAGAGTGAAAAGACGTGTGGAAAAGATGTTATGTTGTGATTGATTGGAGGGACTTTATGGCAAAGCAGCAGTTGATAAACAGGGCAAAATATAAAGATATTAAAAGATATGATCATAGTCAGATGGAGCGGTTCGCGCGATCACTGTATGAGAGTGGTTTCAAGGATGGAGCAGTACAGGCAACGGCAACGGAAAAATCCAATACGAGACAGATGGATTTTAACATGTTAAACGAGAGACTTCTTACCATTAAGGGGATAGGAATTGTCAAGGCGGAACAGATTGTAAAGGTCGTGAAAGGGGCGCTGGAAAGTGAGTAGCCGAAGAGCGGCAATGCGCCGTGAAAGAAAGCAGCGAGCAAAAATCGGGAAGAATAAGTCGTCCACTGGCGTAATGCTAAGAGCTGCGGAGCAGGGCAAATTGGACGGTAGAACCATTGCTTTCTGCGTAGCAGCTAATTTGTTGTATGATTTGCACGGATTCCGCAGGCGGCGAATATACAACTTTTTGGAAAAGTGCAATAAGGAAGCCGCAAGATTTGATGATTCTGGATTGCAATTTGTTCTAAAAGTATATGCAGATAGAATTGTTGAAAAATTTAATGATCTGCTTCTGATGGAACACCCTGCGGATGTGGTGGAGCATATCTATTGCAATCAAAGAGATGATTTTTTCATTTCATCGCTGGCACTAATGTTTACTGTCCTAAACGGGGAATATGGTATGGCGTTTAATCAGAAGAAAACAGGAAGGTTGGATGTCATGCTGGAGTACTGTGCAAATGAATACTTGAAATTGCAACTGGATCCGGATGGGCATGATGTGGCATGGTATGTGCGACAGACGAGGGAAAAAACAGGGATTATTATTTAATAAATACAGATAGAACTTGCGGAATATCTGGAGGGATAAACATGATAGACGAAAAGAAAGTGATCAAAAAGCTGCAATATCGCATTAATGATTTTGTATTAAAGCATTCGGACAAGAAAGATTGTGAATCGGTTCAAGTGGTAAAAGAGTTCATACATCTTTTGGAGGAAGAAGCAGTATATGCAGAGCAACAAGAAATAGAAACGTTTGGAAAGGAGTAATAACGAATCCCGGTAAACCGGGTTGACTGCCAAAGCGTGAAAAGTGGCAAGAATAAAAGGGCTGACAGTAGCGTGAAAGAGGCATGAGTGGGAACAATCTTGTGAAAGCCATGTTGAAGTAGCAAGGGAAGCGTAATGCCCTATCCACGAACGGAATTTGTTTCGTGGTGTTATGAAACAAAAACTAACAGTATGCTGGATCAGTGCAGGAATATCAAGCTTTATGGCAGGTTATCTTGCCGGAAATGTAGACAAATGGATCTATATTGACATAGCTGACCAGCACCCGGATAGTATTCGATTTATCAAAGATTGTGAGAAAGCAATCGGAAAAGAGATCGAGATACTACGATCAAAAGAGTACAGCAGTGTAGAAGGGTGCGTCAGAGTATTCGGGGGATTTAGAAATCCCGGAAACGGCTTCGCACCATGCACGAACTGGCTGAAAAAGAGAGTGCGGAAAGAATGGGAAGAGCAGCACAAGGATTACGAATTGACCTATATCTGGGGCTTTGATCAAAAAGAGAAGAACCGGGCAGAGAGGACGATTGAAGCGAATCCGCAGGCAAACCATGAGTTTCCGCTTCTCGACAGGCAATTATCAAAAGAAGAGGTTCATGGACTGTTTGAACGGACTTTTGATTTTGCCCGGCCAAAAATGTACGAACTTGGTTATCCGAACAATAACTGTATCGGATGTATCAAGGGGGGCATGGGTTATTGGAACAATATACGCAAGGATTTCCCGGAAATATTTGAAAGCCGGGCGAAGTTGGAAAGAGACGTAGGATATTCCATCTTGAAAGATAGCAATAGTAAGCCGATTTTTTTAGATGAATTAGATCCGAACAGAGGAAACATGAATACAGAGATTTTCCCCGATTGTGGGATTATGTGCTATTTAGCAGAAAGTGAATAATTACATTTTGCATGAAAATAACACCAGCTGTCGCGTGTTCACGGGATAAAACAGTTTGAGACCGGACACCGACAATACAGCAATGCCATACTCCTCCCGGAACTGGTGATGAGGATATTATACACCGTCGGGTGGGATGTAGGCAAGAAAGGAGCAGAAAATGACGATTGATAGGGCAATACATGACCTAAAAGGAGCGTATGCAAGCGACTATAATAAGCAACTGGCTGAGTGGCTAGAAGAGCTGAAAATGCTTAGAGAATTAAAAAACGAGCATAGAAAGATTAGAAATATAGAGGGGTACAATCAAGGGTATAAAGAGGCTAACAATATTAAAAATGTACCAGTAGCATATGATGTGGATTGGGTTGTGAAACAGTTGAAAGAAAGACTATCTCTGTATCAAAGATTACAAAAATTACAAGACAAAGATTGTCTGCAATACGGCTACAAAATAGAAGCCACAAATGATGCAATCGAGATAGTAAAGGCGGGTGCGAAGAATGACTAATGCTGAAAGAATCAAACAGATGTCGGACAAAGATTTAGCAATATTTATTATGTGTCCAGCAGAGTACGATGTGGCATTTACTAAGAGTTGCGGATGCAACGGAGAAATGAATAAAAACTGTTATCAATGCACATTGGAATGGCTACGGCAGGAAAGTGAGGGATAGCTATGGCAGAAAAAAGAATGTTTTCCCGTGAACTGGTGGAAAGTGATCAGTTCTTGGAACTTCCGTTATCCGCACAGGGGCTTTATATGCATATTTGCATGGAGGCGGATGATGATGGCTTTGTGAACAATGCAAACCGGATCCGAAAGGTTGTTGAAGCTTCGCAGGAGGATTATAGGACTTTATTTGACAGAGGTTACCTACTACAGATGGCCAATGGCTTGGTGGTTGTGGCACATTGGAAAATATGCAATAGCATTCGAAAAGATCGGTATAAGCCTACTGTACATCAGAGCGAATACAAGAAATTAAAGGTTTGCGACAATGTATATACGTTAAGTTCCGAAAGTGGGAAGTCGGTAGAATCGGTGGATGACATCTCACAGGTTAAGATTGTGGAGAAATTTGATGAATTTTGGAAGGCCTACCCAAGGAAAGAGCATAAGGCAATGGCAGAGCAGGAATATGCCAAATTGATAGTGCAGGGAATTAAAGAGGAAATGTTGATTGCATCGGCCAAGGCATATGCTAGAGCAAAGGATGGACAAGATCCTAAATATTTGAACTGTCCGGATTCGTGGCTGCAGAAATGCATTTATTCGGATTATGAAGTGAAAGAGGAAAAGCCAAAAGGACCGCAACAACCGGAAGAAGAACCGGGAATAGATATGTGGAACGGAGAGGATGAACCGAAAAATGGGGAAACTGTATGAATTTAAGGAAGAGGATGCCTATTCTTTCGCTAGACATGTACATATTCAGGCTAAGGCAAGAGGGCGTGAACTTCAATTTTTTCATTGTCCATACTGTAGAGG